CTTTCTCTATACCGACGAGCATGGCGACCCCAAGATGTGCTATCGCATCCTCATCAGGTTCATGGGCTTTCCACAAGATGGATTCAAACTTCACAAAATAGATTGGTTATGAACAAAGATTATGAAATAGACATGTATGGCAACGCCGGCATCTATCTGGCGGATGGCAACACCTTCACCTTTCAGCTAGGCGAGGGCGATGCCTTCATGCAGGGTGAGCAGCTCTTCCAGTCGCCAGTGCTCGACTCGCCGTTCGGTGGTACGCTCTGGCACGGCGATCACCAGTATCTGGGCATCGAAGGATACCAGGTGCTCATGCGTGGCAACAACAATCAGCTCTGCGACGAGGTGACCAAGGAAATCAAGGAGAACCGCCTTTTGCCTCGCCTCTACTCCAAGGAGATCAAGATGCTCTACGGCCATGGGCTCGCCGTCTATCGTCAGAGCTTGGAGGACAATAAGCTGGTACGCAAGTACGAGGACCTGCCCGAAGTGACCAGTTGGCTGGACTCTTGGGTGGACCGTGGTTTACCATCGGTGGAGGAGTTCTGCAAGACTTGCATCAAGAACTTCTATTACTTCGGCGACTTCTTCGTGAAGTGGCGGTTCAGCCGTGGCAAGGCGATAGGCATGGGTATGCCTGTGGCAGGGCTGGAGGCGATGGAGAACCGGGTGTGCCGTCTTGCCACCACCCGCACCGACGTGGCATCGGAACTTATCAGCTATAGCGACTTCCGTCAAGTGGTGGTGGGCAAGTTCTCCTATGGACTTTCCAGCTTCGCTATCTATCCTAAGTTCTCCATGCAGGAAGTGGACAACTACAGGTATGCCGCCATCAGCCACCATCGGGAGAAGTCGGTGGATGAATATTATGGTGCCAACGAGACCCATCAGGGCGCACGACCTTATATACAGGGTAGTAATAAGACCGCCCGATATATTAACAGTTTTCTGAAAAACTCATTGGCCGCCAAGGTGCATGTCATTATCCCAAATGCATGGATACAGAGCAAGCGCACCCAGATAACCAACCTGTGTGCCGAGAACAAGAAGCGCAAGGCGAAGGATATGGAGCTACTCAAATACAATGGCCTCGACATCGGAACGGAATACAAGGAGTCGATACTGGTGAAGTACATGCGCCAGGAGGTGAGAAACTTCAGTTCCTATCTCTCGGGAGCCGACAACCAGGGCAAGGGCTTTACTTCCATCTCTTTCATGGATGCCCAAGGACACAGCCAGGAGTGGAAGGTGGAGACCATCGACCTGAAATACAAGGAGTATATCGAGGCGCTCATCTCTTACGACAAGCGCACCGAGCAAGCTCTGCTCTCTAGTGTAGGCTTGGATGCTGCCATCTCTGCCGTCGATAAGGACGGTGTTATTTCGAAGAGTGGCAGCGACACCTATTATAATTATCTCATCTACATCATGTCGCTCACCTCGGAAGACGAGGTATGTGCCGAGCCACTCAACTGGGCACTGCGCCTGAACTTCCCGCACCTATGGGAACAGGGCTATCGTCTGGGGTTCTATCGAGAGGTTCCACAGCGACAAGAGGACACGACACCCAATCAACGACTTAATCAACAACAGGCATGAAAAAGAAATTTGAACTCAACAGTCTCTTCGACTCCTATGCGCAGTTCTGCAAGGCTGCGCCCGGATCCGACACCAGCGCCGACCTGGAGAGCCTCCAAGGTTCTGCCACCTCGGCACGCAAGCGCATCGTGGCAATTATTGGAGCCAAGACCTTCGATGACATCGTGGCTCTTCCCGACAAGGACGATTGTCTGAAGGACTTTCTTCGTTCCGCCATGGCAAACCTCACCCTCGCCACGCAGATCATCTTTGACACCATCAACCGCCGTAAGGCGGACATCAACGTATACAAGTATGAGTACGAGGGCATGAAGCGCGCCTACATGGAGAATTATTACAATGCGATGGATTCGCTCATCTCCGAGCTCTCTGAGCCTATCGGCGAGGATGAGGGTACCGAGCGTCGTGCTCCTTACGAAGACTGGGGCAAGACCAGCTACTTCAAGGTCCTCTCTTCTTGCAAGGTGGATAATGCCGATGATTTCGATGCCATCTATCCGATAGATCTTTCCTATCTCTTCTTCTTCCGTTGTGTGCCCATGCAGAAGGAAGTGCTCGACGAGGGCATGAAGGCTTACTTCGACCGGCTGGAGCAAGGCGACGAGACTTCGGGCTTCGTGGAAACCGCCCAGAAGGTGCTGCCGATGCTCAGGCTCGCCTTGGTAAAGAAGACCGTGGCGAAGGCACTGCGCCGTTTCGACATCTTGGAGTTCCCGGTGACCATCCGCAACCTCTTTGAGGACAACACTTCCACTAGGTCGGGCAGCGACGAGGCGAGCCGTGCCATCAATCTTGCCCAACAACTGGAGGGCGAGGTGGATGACCTGTTGCACAACGTTGACTTGTTGCTGGATGCCGACCAAGGTACCGACTATCTTTCTTTCTCTTCGGGCAACCGACCAGAGGACAGTATGTATATCATGCCATAAGGAGTTTTGACCATGGGAAAGTTTATTCATCTATCATACAGAAACAAGGAAGTGGATATCCCGAACGCTTGGGAAGTACTCACTTCTGCCCAATACCTGAAGCTCGTGGGCTACCTTATGCAGCTCGACCATGGGGAAATCAACCCATGGGTGCTGAAGGTGAGGTTTCTTTGCGACCTGTTGGATCTAGACATCCGTCGCTTTCGCAAAGAAGAGGACGTGGAGGGGCTGGCTGCCGTCAGCGACCAGATTGATTTCATCTTTCACGAGACGGAAGACAAGGTGGAGCTCAACCTTTGTTTCTGCCATCAACTCCTGCCAACGGTGGAAGTGAAAGGCAAACAATATCGTAGTTTTGATGTGAGCACCGATTTCCAGTCGCTCACCTGTTCGCTTACAGCCTTGCAGTACATCGAGGCGCGCCAGACACTCGATATGGGAGAGGCGAGTTATCCACTATTGGCGGCTATCCTCTATTGTCCGGGCGATTATTCCTCAGAGGAAGCGCAGAGACTGGCAAATGTATTCGATAGCTTGCCGAAAGTGACGCTTCAGGCGATAGCCATCAACTTCATGGCACTCAATAACTTCTTGTTTACCAAGACACCATTTTCCTTACTCACCAAGTTCAAGGCAGGCAAGTCTGCCACCATCTATACCGATGCCTCCGATGCGCTTTACGATCTCTCGAAGGATGGGCTTGGCAACGCAACCCAGGTGGAGCGCATGAACGTGCTCACCTATCTGCGCATTCTTCGCAAGAAAACCATCGACGGCGTGAAGTCGCTCCAGGTGGCCGGCATGGACGTGGTGAAGATAGCTTCTACCGTAGGGTTGCCCGTGGACGTGGTGCAGAAGATAATATAATAATGTATAACTACGACAAAAATATAAGCTTATGATACTGGACTTGTTTAAGTATTTCGCCCAGTTCCCTGCCCGTCAGGGAGTGAGCAAGGGCATCGCCACCAAGGGCGAGAGTCAGATGAAGGAGTATGCCGAGGTGATGAAGGCGCTGGATGAGATGCCAGGCAAAGGTGTGGTTCCCGAGATCGAGAATTATGTGTATGGTCAAAGCTTCGACGAGTTGAAGGAACGTGTGGGCAAGCTCACGGGGTCGTTCCTTTTCGTGGACTATGGCGAGGTGGACATGCAGTCGAACGACCATCGTTCCTTCGAGTGTACTCAGCGCATCGCCGTGACCGTGGCGATGAAGCTATCCGCCAATGCCGACATGATGGAGCGGCTCATAGCCACCGACCGCACGCTGGGGATGGTGGCGAAGATTCATGCTCGCATGATGGCGGATGCCGAGATGGACATGCTCTACTGGATGGATCGGGAGAGCATCACCAATTGCGAGATAGTGCCTTTCGTCTCCGCCGAGCTTCAGAGCTATGGCTGGACGCTCATGGTTTCTGCCAAGGGCTCCGATATTCTCGACACCCACAGCCTGGCTCGTCGCCTGATGAAGGGAGAGCGGACATAGAGATAGTCCTTTCTTCTTCAAAATATATTATGTACCTTTGTAACCATCAAACAAAGACCATCATGATGAAACCATATAAATTAAAAAGCATACCAATGATAGCAATCACATCGCTCCCGCTCACGATGCTGACCGAGGGGCTCCAGTATGTGTTCCAAGACTGGGAGTTTGCCAAGTGGATAGGGGTGGCGATAATCATCGACACCATTCTGGGTGTATGGAAGCACTTCATCCACAAGGATGCCTCCAGCGAGTCGTTCTTCTCCAGGTTCACCAAGAAGATAGTGATTTACGTGTTCCTGATGATTCTCTCCAACTTTGCGAGTCATGCCACCGTGGAAGGCGATGTGGTGGGACCGATGCAGTGGATAGGCACCTACATCTGCGTCTTCATGATGGTGAGGGAGATATTCAGCATCGTGGAGAACGTGCAGGCTATCTACCCGATATTTCCTACCAACTTCGTGAAGCGTCTCAAGGACTTCAACGACCGGGGCGAGTATGTGACGGGGCAGGGCATCAAGTTTTCAGAAAAGGATGCACCACAAGAAGAGTGATGCCATACATTATATATATAATAAGATAGATTATGCCAACAAAACTACAGATAGCTTTTGCACAGCAGGTGTATGCCGCTGCCAAGGCAGCTTCAGATATAGCCCCAGAGTTCGTTACCGCCCAGGCGATGTATGAGACGGGATGGGGTAAGAGCAAGGTGGGAGAGTTTAACCTCTTCGGTATCACCAAGGGCAGCAACTGGAATGGAAAGATCGTGATGGTGAAGACTCACGAGTACTTCAAGACTCCTAGCCAGAAGTTCAATCCGCCCGATAAGATTATCAGCGTATGCAGGGTGAAGGGCAAGAACCTCTGGTACTACACCGTGAGCCGAGCCTTCAAGGACTTCGACTCGCTGGAGGACTGCCTGAAGGAGCACAACCGATTGTTTCAGAAGCCTGGTTATGCCGATGCTTGGCCATACCGCAAGGATGCCGAGATATTTGCTGAGAGAATCACCGACAGCAAAGGCTGCAAGTATGCCACCGATCCGGCTTATCTGACCACCATCAGGAGCATCATCAGAACGGTGAGAAAGTATTGTAAGTAGCAAAAGTAAGAAATGTGTAAATATGAACGATAATAGCTTGAAGAGTTTCTTGCAGATTATTCTCCTGGTGTTCATTCCCTTCGCCGTGGTCATGGCCTTGAGGGAGTGTTCGGAGATGCGGCAGGAGAACGAGAGACTCAGCAACAACCAAGATATCCTTCTTCACAACGGCGAGGTAGAGCTAGGGCGCACGCCTTCGGGCAAGAGTGTGGCGTCTTCGACTGCGCTCCACCTTGCGGCCTCGGAACTTAGGCGCAAGCCTGATTCTCTCCTCGCCAAAACTGTGAAGGAGCTCAACATAAAGAACAGTCGCGTGATGGCTGCGTCTGGAACACCATCATCCACCCAGGTGGACATGGTGGCAGCCATCGCCACCGACTCTTTGCAAGATGAGGTTACCCCTAGAGGTTCCGTTAGTGCTGAGACCGATGCCCCGAAGCATGTCCAGTGGAGCGATCCATGGATAAGTCTTCGGGGCACTATCGAGGGCGACACCCTCAGGGCGCACATCGAGAGCCGAGACACCTTGCAGATGATAGTGCATCGTGTGCCAAGGAAGTTCCTCTTCTTTCGCTTCGGTACCAAGGCTGTGCGCATGGAGGCGGTGAGCCAGAACCCGCACACCACGCTCAGCTATCCCAAGCTTGTGATTTTTACTGATAGATAGAGTTTGATTCATAAAAATTGATTTGGTTCGAGTACTTTATTATACGCATTTTATCTAAATGCAACGTGTTATTTTAACTCGATTGTAAATTATGGACCGGTTCTAGCTTCTTCCGTCGGGAGGGAGTTCGGTCTTCTCATAGTTAATAGGTATTAGAGAGAGGAGCCCTCGGTGTGAGATGCATCGGGGCTTTTTCGTAATGTTTTCTGAAAATATCGTTCAAATATTTTGTGGTATCAAATATTTGTTTTATCTTTGCAGTACTATAGATGAATTTTTACATAGCCGACTAAGCATGATTCGGGCAGGTTTTGTGCGAGGTCACGATAAATAAGGCAAACAGCTGATTGAGGCTCGTGCTGAAGGACTGCCCTCCGGACGCACGAGCCGTTTTTTATGATTATGAGACCAAATTACGACGATGAAGACTGGGATTCCAGCCAGGGACATGATTATGGCCGTTCCTCTGGTGGCGAAACCTTACCACCAGGAAGCAACGGATGATGTAAGCAAGGCAATGACGGTAATTAAGGAGGCTATTATGATGGTGGTCTTGATTACTGTCATTGCTTTTTCTATTTCGTCACAGCGGCTGTTTAATATCTCTTCATTGCGGTCGATGGTCTTTTGATTGTTGCTGATGGCATCGAGTAGGGTATTAAGCGAATATCGTTCATTGAATTTTCGATAATCGTATTTCTGGGACAATACGTCTATGTTTCTTTCTGAAATCATATTTCTGGGATCGTCGCCCACATAACTGAAGCGATGAACCCATAGCACTTTGCTAAACAAGATGTAAAGGCCGATGCCCGTGCCCATCCATAGCACGAGAGTCACAGCCAACTGCCATAGCGATGGCCCCGAAAATACAAATGCCGTTAAGGCAACAAAGATAGTAATCAGGAAACCAACCATGGTATAGGAGCGGTCGGTGGATTTGCGGAGCTGATCTAGTGTGCCCTGAGCCAGCTTGTCCGAACGTTCCAGGATGATGCGAGCCGTTTGCTCGTCCAGGTTCTGGCGAACCTTGCTTGTGATAATTTTTTCCATATCCATATATTATAAGATGAAACTTTACTCTTGCAAAATTACGCTTTTTATCCCATATAAGGAAGAAAAAGGTTAAATATCTTGAATACATAATAAATTTATTACGCAAAGTTTGTATATATCAAAATTATTATGTACCTTTGCAAGCGAGTTAAGAAACATGTTTAATCAATTAAATTTTTCAAGCTATGCAAGAAGATTTAGAAAAGGAAATCGAGAGAAAGAAAAAGGAAATCTCAGACTTTCTCCGAGTGGTTAAGTTTACGAGTCTTTCGCCAAAGGAAATCGAGAAGAGACTAGATTATCTCTTGGATGACCTTTCAAGACTGATGAAGAAAAGAAAGTAAAACAATCCCCTCCTTCGGGAGGGGGCTTTAAAATATAAGCATATATGGAAAAGGAAATTAAGGAGTTGCTAGATGAGTACAAGGTGCTTGCCGGCAATACGGATGCAGAGAGCGAAAATCGCAAGAATGAAATCATCGCCAAGCTGGAGTCCATGGACTCAAAGGAAGTGGCAAAGGTTGCAGATCCATTTATGGAGGAGAACGTAACCCGCCTGGAGCATGAGGTGGGAGTGCTTCGCAACCAGATTGAGGCGGAAGACTACAAGCTGCTTCCCATCTCTTATATTGCCAAAAATTACTTCAATAAGAGTGCGGCATGGCTTTTGCAGCGCATCAACGGCTATCAGGTGCGTGGCAAGGTCTATACTCTCAACGAAGAGCAAAAAGGCATATTCAATCATGCTGTCAAGGAGATTAGCAATCGCATAAGCGCATTGCAGTTAGCATAGCTAACATGTTTCAATAACTCAACCCAGCCCTCGGTGCATCCCGCATCGGGGGCTTTTTC